TCTTTGGACGTAAAAATGCCGAGCAAGACACGAGCCCAACACAATCTGATGGCGATGGTCGCTAATGATCCCGCCGCATCTAAACGCCTTGGCATCCCTCAGCGGGTTGGCAAGGACTTCATGGAGGCCGATAAAGGCCGTAAATTTGCAGAGGGTGGTCAAATGAAAGAGTCCAAAGCGATGATGGGTAAAGAGCTGGCCTTCATGAAAAAGAAGGGCGCTCCGAAGTCCATGATTAAGCATGAGATGGCGGAAGCCAAGGGCATGAAGCACGGCGGTAAAGCTTATGCTGCTGGTGGATCAGTTGGTTCCGCTTCCAAGCGAGCTGATGGAATTGCCAAAAAAGGTAAGACCAAAGGTACGCAAGTTCGTATGGCTTACGGCGGGAAGTGCTGATATGGCAACCCAAAACAAGGTACCCAAAAAGCCACGGGTTGTCCCGCCGTTTCAGGGAGTTAATCCTCCTGAAGATCTCGCATCTCCCGCCCCGTCGCCCCCGCCTCCGAAGCCTGTTAATGAGATGAGCATCTCTCCCGAGGCACAGCGTCGGGCCGACGAAGAAGAACGCCTGCAGCGATTGCGGGATGAATCGGGTCGGGCTGCTGAAACTTCTCGTCGCTCGTCTATGGGTACATTGAAGCGAGCAAGCGGTGGTACGGTTGGTTCTGCCTCTAAACGTGCTGATGGTTGTGCTCAACGGGGTAAGACCAAGGGTCGCTTCGTGTAAGGAATCGCTATGATGCCATCTCGCGGTATGGGGGTTATTTCCCCCAACAAGATGCCAAAACCTCGCAAGATGAAGCGTAAGGATGGAGATACATTCTCCATGTATGCTGAGGGTGGTGAGGTTAAGTCTAAGGTCAATGAGGCTGGGAACTACACCAAACCCGGTATGCGCAAATCCTTGTTCAACAAGATCAAGGGACAAGCGGTGCAGGGTACGGGCGCGGGGCAGTGGTCCGCGAGAAAAGCACAACTTTTGGCGAAGCAGTACAAGGCTAAGGGTGGGGGGTACAGGGATTGAAATCTCCTCAACAATCGCTTAAAAGCTGGACTGAGCAGAAGTGGCGTACAAAGTCCGGTAAACCGTCTTCCAAGACGGGTGAGCGATATTTACCCGAGGCAGCGATTAAATCTCTTTCCCCTCAAGAGTACGCGGCAACAACCCGAGCCAAACGTGCAGGTAAAGCTTCTGGTAAGCAGTTTGTAAAGCAACCAAAAGCAATCGCACAAAAAACAGCGAGATTTAGATGACTACCTCTGGCACGACCGCGTTTAATCTAGAGTTTACCGAGCTTGCAGAAGAGGCTTGGGAACGTGCCGGTCGTGAAATGCGGTCTGGTTATGACCTCCGTACCGCACGGAGATCGATGAACCTGCTCACGATTGAGTTTGCAAATCGTGGGATTAATCTGTGGACGATTGAGTCGGGTACGCAGTTATTGACTCCCGGAGTCGCCACTTACAATTTGCCTACGGATACCATCGACATTATTGAGCATGTCATCCGAACGAATCCCGGTAGCCCCACGCTTCAAGCTGACTTGACGATTTCTCGTATCAGTGTGTCAACATATTCATCAATACCCTCGAAATTAACTCTGGGTCGCCCCATTCAGATCTTTGTCGAGCGGCTCCGAGATCAGCCCAAATTTACTCTTTGGCCGGTTCCCGACAACTCGATTCCATATACGTTAGCCTATTTTAGGTTACGACGTATTCAAGATGCTGGAACTGGCATCAACACGCCAGACGCACCTTTTCGATTCTTACCAGCTATCGCCGCAGGTTTGGCATATCATATTGCTATGAAGACTCCGGAGCTTGTTCAGCGAGTTCCAATGTTGAAGCAAGCTTATGACGAGCAGTTTGATCTGGCGGCGGGTGAAGATCGAGAGAAAGCCAGCGTCCGGTTTGTTCCTCGGATTTATGGTGTTCGTGCATGAGTAATAAGTTTGCCTCAAGCAAACGTGCTATCGCTGAGTGCGATATCTGTGGCTTTAGGTATAAACTTAGAAAACTAAAAGAAAAGATTGTTAAAGACACGCCTACGCAGATTATGGCCTGTCCGGAGTGTTGGAATCCGAGCCATCCTCAGCTAAAATTAGGCACATTCCCTGTCGAGGATCCGCAAGCAATCCGAAATCCAAGACCAGACTTTACAGGATACCCACAAAGTCGTTCACAAGTTGTACCATTGTTTGGTGTGCAAGCAACGACATGGGCGGGTGTTTTAACCGTAGTTATTTCGTGAGGACGTTATGAAGCACTCTGATGTTAAGATGGATAAAGCAGTGGTTAAGAAGGCTGTGCATAAGCACGAGAAGGCTCTGCATCCGGGTAAGCCGCTTACCAAGATGAAAAAGGGTGGTGGTATCAAGATCCGTGGTACGGGTGCAGCGACTAAAGGTGTTATGGCACGTGGTCCGATGGCATGAACTACACTGATCTTAAACAGGCAGTCAAAGACACGTTGGAGAACGAGTTCTCCAATACCGTGTTGGATATGCTGACTAAGCAGGCCGAACAGAAGATTTATAACACTGTTCAGATCGCTTCGCTTAGACGCAACCAGACTGCAACCCTATCGGCAAACAATAAATACTTGTCTGCTCCGGGTGATTTTTTATCAGTGTATTCTTTAGCCGTTGTGACGGGCGGCACCCTTAGTACGGGTACCTTTACGTATCTTTTGAATAAAGATGTTAATTTTATTCGTGAGGCTTATCCGACTCCGAATGCGACCGGCGTCCCTAAACACTATGCAATTTTTGGCCCTGCAACTGAGGACTCTAACGAGCTTACGTTCATTTTAGGCCCCACGCCCGATCAAGCCTACCCGGTTGAGCTGCACTATTATTACTACCCTGCCAGTATTGTCTCCACCGGTCAGACGTGGTTAGGTGATAATTTCGACACAGCCCTCTTGAACGGTGTGTTGATGGAGGGTATCCGGTTCATGAAGGGTGAACAGGAACAAGTTCAGTTGTATGAGACCATGTACTCCCAAGCCATTCTGCTCCTTAAACAACTTGGCGATGGTAAGCAGCGTATGGATGCTTATCGTGATGGTCAGGTCAGAATTGAGGTGAAATGATGCTGACCGCTGGAATGTGCAACAGCTTTAAGGAAGAACTTCTTAAAGGCATCCACGATTTTACGACTGACACGTTTAAGATCGCTCTCTATACCGAGTCTGCTACTTTGGGACCGGCGACAACGGTCTATACCACGTCGAATGAAGCGTCTGGTTCTGGTTATACAGCCGGTGGGAATACGTTGGCTGGTGCAACCGTTTCTCTCTCACAAGGGATTGCGTTTGTAGATTTTTCAGATACCACTTGGGCGGCTTCCAGTTTTACAGCTCGTGGTGCATTGATCTACAATTCATCTAAGGCCAATCGGGCTGTCGCTGTTTTTGTATTTGATGAAGTAAAAACCACTTCAAGTGGAAACTTCCAAATACAATTCCCTTTCAATAATCCAACGGATGCCGTTGTCCGTGTCAGTTAGGAGTTAATCATGTCTCTTGAAAAAGCCAAATCTACGGACATCGTTACCGCATCTTTGGTTCGTAATGTCCAGCCCACTGAGCAGATCAAAGCGGGCGGTAAGTTTGCTATCCAGTGCTTTGATGCAAAGGGCAAGCTCAAGTGGGAAGCGGAGTCCAAGAACCTCGTGGTGAATGTGGGTCTGAAGGACATGAATGAAAAATATTTTACCGGTTCCACTTATACGGCTACTTGGTACATTGGGTTATATGGTGCAGCATCATCAAACAACCCCGCTGCCGGAGATACTGCTGCCTCTCATGCTGGCTGGACTGAAGAGACTGGTTACAGTAACGCGAACCGTCCCACTGCGACGTTTGGTACATCCACAACCGCCGATCCTTCGGTAATTAGCAACTCGGCGTCTCCCGCTTCATTTAACATCAATGCGACGGCTACTATTGGTGGAGCCTTCCTGATCAGTAACAACACCAAAGGTGGTACGACGGGTATCCTGTTCTCCGCTGCTGACTTTCAGTCTCCGGGTGATCGAAGTGTAGTATCGGGTGATACCCTGAATGTGACGTACACCTTCTCGCTTGACGCAGCTTAATTTGATGTGGCCTAGCGACACCCGCTGCGGCGGGTGTTTGTTTATGAGGTTGACATGATCAAGATCGACTTTCAATTTGAAACCCCGCATGGCAAGTTCGCTGACGCGCTTCACCTGCCGGATGATCACACGTTCACCGAGGCAGAGATCCAGGCAATGAAAGAACAGCGCCGGGACAACTGGATTGCTGTCGTCACCGCCCCGCCTGTTGAGCAGCCGGAAACCACCAAAGAGATCGATGGTGAGGTCTATCAAAAGCTAGAGGGAGTCCCGCCCTCTGGAGCTAAACTCGTTGAAATCGATGGTGTTTGGTTCTATAGGGTGTAACCGTGGCAGATCGCTATTGGGTCGGTGGTACGGCGAACTGGGATGGTACTGCCGGTACCAAATGGGCGCTAACCTCCGGCGGCCTTGGTGGTCAAGCTGTCCCGACGTCTGCCGACGATGTGTTCTTTGACGCTGCCTCAACCGGAACCTGCACGATCAGCGCCGGAAACAC